CTAGCCAAGCAAGCGAGGGCGCTTGAGCTTGCTCAGCAGCGCCGGCCCCAGCGCGGCGGCGTCCAGATCGATGGTATTGATCAGCCCAGTGATCTCGGCGCGGGAAAGCGATAGCCGGCACGGTAAACAGGTAAGCAAGAGCGACTCGCCTGCCGCTTCATCGACTAGCAGCACGCGGATGGTCGAGGGCGAATCCATCCGCGCGCTGAACAGCAGCGGTTCGAAATATTGTTGAACCAGGGCAAATGCCTCCGGTTGCCTGAATCGCTTCATGATGACAACTCCATTTGTCAGGCGGCGGATTCTAGCAGTGGCTTTCGCATCGCTCTGGCTGGCAAGTGCCAACTGCAGCACAACGTGCGTCGACACTGTCAGAGCAAAACTTGCCCTACGGATGTTGCAGGAAGTCGCGCGGGCAGCCTACGCAATGGAACTGCAGCCTGACATTCGCCGATCCTGGCAACATCCGCGCTCGTTTTCCGTACCACAGAAACGCTGAAGGCCCCGTAATCGGGGCCTTCAGGATTGCAGATGGCGGAAGCGCAGAGATTCGAAATCAACGCCTGCCGACTATAGAGGCACGTATTTGCTGGCCTGCAGCGTTGCGCGAGGGGCTGATGGGAACGAAATGGGAACATTTTGGGAACCTCCAGATAGCCGAAAGCCCCGAATAACGGGGCTTCCAGCGGTTTTCGGCGTGGGAATGAGCGTCGTTACAGCTTCAGCTGTCGCTCAATGAGGCTGGTCATATCCGCAGCGTCCTCGTTGATCCAGGTGCCGTAGTGCTTGTGGATCATGGCCGTGGACGTGTGCCCCATCTGCTCGGCGATCCAATCGAGCGGCACCACGCCACTGGTGAGCATCTGGCTGGCGAAAGTGTGCCGGCAGTTGTTCGGCCCGCGATGGCGAACACCAGCCGCCCTCAGATGCGCGTTCCACCAGCCGTTGCGCAAGTTGTCTGCCGTTGAATAGGCCTGATCGGTGTGCGAGTTGTGGAAGACGAAGCGCACGTTCTGTTTCCGGATCGTCCGGTTGTCCCGGTCCGTCACCTCGATCTCCACCGCCGGCAGATCCTTCGTCCGTTCCGCCTGCGCCCGCAGCGCCTCGAGGGCGGGCTTCAGCAGCTTCAGCTTTCGCGTCGAGCGCTTGGTCTTCGTCACCTTGTAGGCACTGCGCACCCGGGCGCGGCGGAAGATCACCTCACCCCGCTCCAGGTCGACATCCTCCCAGGCCAGCGCGATCGCCTCGCTCACCCGTGGCCCCGTCCAGACCATGAACTTGATCAAGGCCAGCTCCTGCTCACGGCCAGGCGATGGCGTGCCAAGGATGGCATCGATCTCCTTGCGCTCGAACGGGTCCGGGTCTTCATCGTCCGGCATCCGGATCACGATGCCCTCCGTTGGGTCGAACGCCACCTGATTCGTGGTGCGGTACAGCTGATAGATCTGCCGCACGATCGCCACGATCTCGCGCACCGTCTTGTTGTGCAGCTTGGGCATCAGCTTCTTCTGCACCCACCGCTGCATCTCAACGAACGTGATGTCCTCGGCCTGTCGATCGGCCCATTGCCGCCGGATGTGGCAACGGATCTTGCTTTCGTGGCTACTGATCGCCGACGGCGCCAGCTCGTTGCGTTTGATATCCAGCCAGAGGTCGATCCAGTGGCCGAAGTTCGCCTCCTTCACCCGCGCTGAATCGGGAAACCAGCGCGCATAGCTGAACGTCCCGGCCTGGATCTCATGCCGAATGATCGCCGCCTGCCGCTCCGCACGTTCCAGGTTGCCGGGCGTTGGCTCGCCGGCGAACGGCTCCTTGCACAGCTTCCCCTCGTAGCGAAAGTAGACCCTGATCGAGCGGCCCCTTACTTCAACTCCATCTGCCATATGCGTCCCCACGCGAAACCATGCGGGCACGGTACCGGTGCCGCACCCGCAGCAATAGAAAAAGGCCCGTTGCCGGGCCTCGAATTGGTTGGTGTGATTTCTAGGTCAGTTGGTCACCCGGACTGGCTATCGGCCATGCGGTACTGCCAGTGGTATCCACCATCGCCGTGGCTGACGTGCTCAACCTGGATGCCGTGCTGCTCGCCCTGCCACTTGGCCAGCGTGGCGTGCACCCAGCGGCCGAGGATGTGCTTCCAGTCTGCCGGTAGCAGAGCCTTCACCTCGGCGTCAGTTATCACCGACGCCTGCTTGCGTTTGATCGTCAGGGCGATGACCTCGACGAACTGCGCGGATTGCGCGAGCGAAGAGCGCGCGCTGTCCTCACCGCTCAACCCGGGATATGGCCAGCGATGGGCGATGAGCGCCGGCGCCGACGGGAAGCGGGCAACCGAAGCCTTATTCTCGGGAGAGAAAAGATCGCACTGCGCACTGGTGTGGTCAGCCATGGGCCACCTCCTTTGCCTTTGGCGTTTCCGGATGCACGAACAGCTCCACCCCATTGCGCAGCAGGTCGCGTTGGGTCTCCCGGAGCAGCGCCGGATCGAGGCCCAGCTTGCGGGCCATGGCTTCGGCGGCCTGTCGGGCGCCGATGGTGTTGCTGGCGGTACGCTTCTCGCCGCGTACGGTGGCCACGTAGGTCATGCCAGCAAAGCGGGTGCGGATTTCAACGGGCATAGCGGCGGCCTCCCTGGGCTTTCTTCGCGGAGACGTTGGCCATATAGCTGGCCCACTCGTTCTGCTTGATCTGCTGGCGGATGCGGCTGCAGGACGCGTGCTTGCGGGTGGATCGGGCCTTGCCGCAGATATCGCAGAGGCTGGGCAGGTCAAGTCGTTGACTGGCCATGGTCGGGCGGGTTCGGTTGTTCATTGGGCACATCCTTCGGCCTGGTGGACGTGATTGCCGTACTTCGCGGCGCCGCATTCGCAGCGGTAGATCCCGCGCTTGGTAATGCGACCGAAGCGACCGTTCATGTGGCTGGTGACGACGTTGCGGACGAAGGTCCAGCTGTGGCGTTTGCCGACGGTGCAGGGCTTCATGCGTCACCCCCTTGCACGACTGGGGCGGCCTGTTGCAGCAAAGCCTTCATGTATTCAATCGCTTGAGTGGCGTCGTCATGGGAGTCGCAGAACACTTCGCGGGCCTGGTGCGCCGCGCGGTTAACCGCGGCTTGCCAATCTTCTGGCTCCTCGTCCGCGTCCCAGCCCAGCGCGCGGCGGCGCTCCATCAGGTCCAAAGCCTTGCGCGCTTTGGCGCTCAGCTCCGGGCCGATGCCACAGTCGCCGTCTGCCACGTAATTGACAAACTCCAGCAGGGCATAGCCTGCAGCCAGTTCATGGCCGCGAGCCCAGCTGATCACATCACCGCCGTCGACGGTGCGAGGGACTACCTTGCCGATCGCGCCACGGATAACGATCGTGTCGTAGCGCGGCGTGGTAGCCTGCTCAGCGCTGACTTCAGGGGTTTGTGCTTGCATGGTGCTTCTCCTTGGGTTGGTCAGGCCCTGGTGAGTTGCCGCTCACCAGGGCCTTCTTGTTTTCAGCGTGCGATCAGCAGGAACAGGTCCGGCAGGTGGTTGGCCGCGGCCAGCAGGCCGGCCAGGCCGGTGCCGATCCAGCCACCCATCACCAGCCGGGCGCGCAGGGTGAGGCTGGGTTCGTCATCGTCGTAGTGGTTCATCGCTTACTCTCCCGCCTTGTTGGCCAGCGTGTACAACGTGTGGCTTGAGGCGGCGTCCGGTAAGCGATCTGCACTCGCTACACCTTCCTCGTCGAACCTGATGAGAAGCCCGCCTTCACGGAACGCGTCTGGCAGTTCTTCCCCCATCTTCGCGGCCGCATCGACCGCCTTAACCCAGACGGGGCTGAGTGCTCGCAGCTTGTCGCCGAACGCCTGCTTTGCTTTCGCCAGCTCGCGTTCCGCCTCGAGAATTGAGTCGTTGGCGTAATCAAGGTGGAAAAGCGCATCCCTCAGTTCTGAGAACGGCTTGCTGTCATTTTTCGATTGGTCTTGCATGGTGCTTCTCCTTGGGTTGGGGTGTTACTCGACCGATCAGGCGTTGCCGCGCCCGGTCGGGTCGGGGTTCTGGAAGATCCAGCACTTCACGGTGGTTCCGCGCTGGCTGAGGTGGTTGCGGCGGTTGAAGGCCGCGCGCACGGCGCTGTCCACGCCCTTGTTGTGCATGAGGTATTTGCGCGAGCGGCTGAGGCCGGCGATGTGCGGGTGGTCGCGCAGGATCTTCGGTCCGCGTTCTCCCTGCGGAGTGAAGCGGTAGCGGTCGTCGTACCAGCAGGCAGCCATCAGCTGCTCATACTGGCTGGTCAGCCAGCGCAGATAGGCCTCGGCCTGGGCAGGCTTTAGCTGGATTTGGATGGAAACGTCTGTACTCATGGGGCCACCGTTCGGGCGCAACTTTCCCCTACCCGCGCAAAGGCGGGCATGGGCTTGGGTCAATTCAGGGGGTGATCAGTGAGTGGCTGCTGCAGCCAGCGGCGCCGCGGGCGGCTGCAGGCGCGCCGGCAAGTGGCGCAGGGGGATTAATACCGCCTCACCCGAAAAAAAATTGATAAGGGCGACGCGGGTTTCGTCCGGGCCGGAGGCGTAGTCGATGCCAATCACCGGGCGCTTGAGGCATTCCAGTTCGCCCATGGCGAGGTGTACCAGGCGGTCAGCCATGAATGCCGGCACCTCCAGCGAGTTGACCAGGTAGCTGACGGCACGCTCGAACAGGTGGCCATCGTCAGTCAGGTGCTCGCCCTGGTGGCGCTGCAGAAAGGTCAGCGCGGCGCGCTGCATGCTCGCCCGGTATTCCTGGGCGTCGTTGATGGTTGAGACGTTCATGCGGTTGCTACCTCCGGTTCCATTTGGTCGAGCATGTCTAGCTGGTCGGTCTTCTCGCGGCCGTCGCGCAGTGCCTGCATGCGGAGCACCGATGGCGCCACCGGCAGTACCACGCGTGGTGCGTCCAGCCCGGATGGACTGAGTGCGTGATCCCAGGTCAGCGACCCGGCGTAGGTCGCGCCGCAGGCCATGTTCATGCACTGCGCGTACATGGTCTTGAACGTCGGCGTCTGTGCCTCGCTGTTGCGGATGCGCATGCGCTGGCCACAGGCCGGGCATAGGCATTTGTATCCGCCGTTGTTGGCTACGCTCACTGGTTCCCCTCCCCTGTTGCCGTAAAGCCGGCCCGGCCAATGCCGGTAAAGATCGACGCCGAGGCGCCTACTACTGTTTGCCAGACTCCAGCCACCGCCGGTGGACATGGAGCTGTATTGCGGCTGTTTACACCTTGTCGTCGAACAGGCCTGGCGGCGGCTGCACGCTACGCCCCACACAGTCCATTGCCGGAGCCGGAATGGCGAGCTGATGGCAGTGCTGGGTGAGCTGCGCATACAGCGTGGCGCGGATGGCTGGCACCGTTTCCGCCTTGAGCTGGGCGATCAGCTTGGGGATCTGCCGGTGCATGGCCAGCTGGTGGTTCATGCTGAGGTAAGAAGCCCCTCGGCTTTCACGCGCTTGGCGCTCCATGGCGATGAAGTAGCGGCGCACCTGGCGGCCCTGGTCGTTGTTCTCGACCATGGCCAATTCCTTCGCCATGTCGAGGGTTAGGTGGTACTCGTTGGTGGGTCTTCCACCGGTACTTTTCCCCAGAACGGGGGAAAAGTCCTCGCCTTCAACGAAGCCGTACTGCTCGATTCGGTCCTTGATCCAGGTGCTGAAATGTAACCGTCCGCCGAACCCATCTCCCCGCTTCTTCCAGATAGCGGCATGGTGTGCACCTATTTTTGGTGGACACCAT